AAACAGTATTATTGATGCGTTAATTACATCGAGCCGCGAAGAATTAGAAAAGCTCTTAAAAATTCCATTAATTACTCAAGTGTGGGCGCAGACTTACGACTCATTTATTGAGCCTGTTTATGCCCCAATGATTCCGCTTACATCAGCAGCTTTAGAAATAGCCGACAGTGATGGCAATTTTTCAGCAAACACTTATATCTCAGTTAAAAAAGACACGGGGCGAATTGCGCCTACTGACGTATTTAGTCCAAGCCTGCAATTTGACGGATTCAAAATTACGTTTACTTATACCGTTTCGGCTATTGATGCAGCGTTAAAAACAGCAATCATGGAGCTTACTTCATACCGTTTTTATAATCGCGGCAACTTAGAGGCGGCAAAAATTCCTGCTTCTGTGCTGTCAATGGTTGGTCATTTGCGGGTGTTCAGCGTATGACGATTAGCGCAGGCGAGTTAAAACATCGGATTGTTATTGATGTTGAATCCAATGTCAGCGATGGACAAGGCGGCTATGTAACCACATGGGGCGCATTGGGTAGTTGTTGGGCTAAGGCTGAGAATAAATCTATTAGAGAGCGTTTTATTCAAGGTCAAACAACACACACCGAAGGGTTGAATTTTAGCATTCGTCAAAATCAAACCTTTGACTTAGATACCCGACTATCCGACACATACAGAATCTCGCATCGCGGCCAATACTTTCGCGTACTTGGCATCTCGCAGCATCAATATGATTTGGATTTTTATAGCATCACTTGTGAGTTATGGGGTGCGACAACAACATGAGCAAATTAAAAGGCCAGTTCTTTCGGTTGTATGTCGAGATTGATAGTGTTTTCACTTTGTTGGCCGCTTTGCGCTCAACGACAATGACGCTAAACAATGAAGCAATCGACGTGACCGACAAAGATGGAACGCTTTGGAAAACGCTATTAGAAGGCGCAGGTGTTGAGAGTATTAGTATTAAAGCAAGCGGTATTTGTAACAACTCAGCATCGTTCTTGTTTATTCGCTCAAGTGTGATAACTGGTGCATTTATCAACGCTCGGATTGAGTCAAATCTAAACGAAGTGTACGAAGGCGCGTTCAAAATTACGTCGATGGAGTCATCGGGTGAGTACAACAAAGAGGAAATATTCTCTTTAACACTTGATTCTAGCAACTCAACAGTACGAACTATTTCAGATTTTAGACTGCTTGAAGATGGTGATTATAGATTGCTTGAGGACGGCTCAAGACGACTTTTAGAGGCTGCATAATGTCACTATCAATTCAATTCACAGCAGCATTGAAGCGCAGGATTGAAGCAAATTTGGTGATTGCAGGCGAGATTGTTGCTACCGAAGTTCGTCGAAATGTGAACGATGCGCCAAGAGGCGGCAAAACATATCAGCGTAAAAATGCCAGCGGAAGTTATAGAACTGTAACGGCATCAGCAGCAGGTGAAAGCCCCGCAACAGATTTAGGGTTTTTGGTTCGCTCAATTCAAGTAGAGCCTGATTTGCAAAACCTAAGAGTTAGAATTATTTCTTTGCACTCGATAGCACCTTATGCCAAGCGATTAGAGTATGGCGACTTATCAAGCCGTTTAGCACCGCGCCCATTTATGTTTAAAGGCTTGAACGCTAAGAAACAACAGGCAATTCGCATTGTGCAAAATGCAGTCGCACAAGCCACACGCGATATGCAAGGCGTTCCCCCAGTATGAGTTTATTTAACGATTACATTGCTAAGGTCTACACAACCTTAAATGGCGACGCTTTGTTTACAGGAAAGGTTAGCGAGTCACTAAGCGATATAACTTCATTCCCGATGATTTGGCTAGAAGATGGCGGCACAAGTGATTGGTCGGATAAAGATTATGACGGGCTTGAAGCGGTCATCACCTTGCACATTGGCTCGCAGTATCGCGGCACAAAAGAGATCCGCACTTGGATGGATAAAGCTCATTCGTTGTTGCATGACGCAAGTTTAACGCTCACGACAGAGCAAAGTGTTTTATGTCGCTTTCTACGCAGCGAGATTGTGACAGATAGCGACGGCATTACGCGACATGGCGTGATGCGTTTCAGTTTATTAATTAACGAGGTGTCTTAAATGGCAAAGTTTAGCGGTCAAGATTTTCGTATCAAAATTCGCGTCTCTACAAGTCCTGATGTTTATACCGCGATTGCAGGTTTTCGCAGCGACTCGATGACGCTTAATAGCGAAGCAATCGACGTTACAGACAAAGACGGTACTTTGTGGAAAACCTTACTTGAAGGCGCAGGCGTGCAAAGCATGAGCTTAAAAGGCTCAGGTATTGTTAGCGATGCAGCAGTGTTCAAAACAACACTCATGGGCGCGGCAATGGGTAAAACATTCCTTCACTTAAAACTTGAATCGGGTTTGGGTGATACGTTTGTTGGCGACTTCTTGGTGACATCTTTAGAGCGTGGCGGCGAATACAACAAAGAAGAAACTTTCAGTTGTACGTTCGATAGTGCCGATGCAATCACTTACACAGCAGCTTAAGGGTGAATTATGTCTAGTCGTGGCATTACTGACATCATGCTAAACGGTGAGGCTTTCGAGCTTCACCCAACATTTAGCAACTTGGACAAATTAGAAACGGTCTTGAATAAAGGAGCAATCGGCTTCTTGCGTCAAGACCTGTCAAGCGGCGCGTTTAAGACGGGCGATGTTGTTTCTATCGTCCAAGTCTGTGCAGTTCCCGCAAATGGCCGCAAATTCCCGTCATGGTGGACTCGTGATGGCGTAGGCGAGGCTGTTATTAGTGCAGGTTTAGTTGGCATTACGACCAGTGTCACGCACTTTTTAGCCAAAGCACTCACCGCAGGTACAGAAACGGACATCAAAACCGTTGGCAGTGAGTCGGATGAAAAAAAGTAGAGCAAGGCCGCGTTTGGATGAAATTGTGGTCAAGCGCGGTCACTTACTTGAATATCCAGCCCTCAGAAGCATGGAATCTCACGCCGTTTGAGTTTTGGGCATTGTGGGATACGCACTTAGAGAAGATGGAAATAAGCACAGGAAAGGCTTATACGCGCCCAATGACAATGGACGAATTTAACGAATTAAGCGACTTTCTGGACGAATTACATGGCGACAACTGACGACCTAATCATTGCTATTCGCGCCGATGTAACGCAGTTACAAAACAGCCTACAACAAGTCAATCAACAATTAGTTGCTACTCAAGGCACATCTATTGCTGCCACTCAGGCTATGTCAAGTGGGTTTAATCAAGCAGCAAATGCTGCTTTGTTTTTAAAGGCCGCAATTGTAGCAGCGACAGCTGCAGCCGCCACTTTGCTTGCAACAACAAACAACGGCGTTCGCGAATTTAACTCATTAGCTAACAGTCTAAACCTTACCTACAATCAATTAGCGCGATTGCGAGCCGTGTCAGAAGGTGCAAACCTAGAAACCGACATGATGATTGACTTGGCCAAAACGCTTAACGAGCAAATAGGCGAAGCGGCTAACGGCAATAAAGACTTTGAAGAGTCTTTTGCGCGTCTAGGTTTGTCAATGTCAGAGTTGACAAAATTAGGCGTAGATGAACAGCTAATCACGGTTGCAAATGCGTTAGGTCAAGTTAGCAGCCAAGCAGATAAAGCACAAATAGGTGCTACTCTTTTTGGTGATAACTGGTTGCCCGCGCTAAAACTCACAGAGGTTAATGTAAAAGCACTGGCCAATGAGTTTGATAAGTTACTGCCAAAGATAAACGATTTAGACGTTAGCCGAGCCATTGAAGCCGACAAAGAGTTTGACAAACTTATAGCAAACTTGCGTACTACAACAGAGATTGTTAGTAGTGAGTTAAGCCCTGCTTTTACTGTTGCCACGCGCAACTTAAACGCCTTGTTTAATGTTGACCCTGGCAAGCTAAACGACAATATCAGTTTTACCACATTTGCATCGATTGAGCTTGGCGCACAGCTAATAAACATTTTTACAGCTGTTAGTGGCATATTAAAAATAGTAGCGGCTGGTGTAGGCACGTTGGGTAATATCATTGTAATGGGTGTTGGTGTACCTGTTGCGACAATCATTGATGTTTACAATACAGACGTCACTGTATTGACTAACTTAATGATTAAGGCTGAAAACGTTTATAACCGATTAAAAAACCGGCCACAGACTGACCCGATACCGATAGGCAACAAGACCGCAGCACTTGACGCGCTTATGGAGAAAGTAAAACAAACAAAAGCGACACTCGAAGACTTTGCAAGGACGGGTATTGAGGACATCGCGGCGGGTGTAGGTGGCACAGCAGGCGATAATTTTAGGGATGAAGCAATCAAGGAGGCGATGGAGCTTAAAAACAAAAACAAAACAGGTGAACCAACAGCACCAAAGGGCGGCGGTGATGATGAAGCCGC